TCACCCATCAACCGGATCAACCTCCCACCAGCAATAATTTGGTGCGTTTCCTTCAGGTGTCCACGGTTCTAATTCATTTTTTGCCACATTCTCATCGCCAGTAATTTTAAAAATCTGCTCAGAGAATTTTCTTGCCCACTCGTTATATTTTTCCGCATTAATGGCTTTCTGTGTATTTAACATAAATATACCTCCAGTTAAGGATTAAATTTTATTTACAGTGCTGAACTTAATTATTCAGATTTGGATTATGCTTTCTCTTCACGAAGTTCCGATTGTTAATTTGGCTCACAACAGCACCTTCTGAAAATTACCCTGATAGAAAGCCAGTACACGCTGCATAGCTTCGCTCTTCCGGCACTCGCTACAGATTATGTTCAGACGCCTGTCGTAGCGGCGTATTTCTCCGTCTGGTAATGACCAGATAAGATCCGGATCAACCACAGATGGTTTCTTCACCTTTGCCCTAGATAGTTTTTTGCGGGCATTTTGCCAGTCCTTACGAGCCTGTTCAGACGGGAATAACCCGTAACCAGAGTTGTATACATCGCCACTGGCAACCAGCTCTCTGGCGAGAACGCTCATCAGATATCTTGTCGCACCTGTCTTGGCTTCCAGTTGCCGTAACGTCTCGCGCCCACTCCGGCGTACTAGTTCAACAACCTGCCCTTTAATTTTTTCCCGCTCTTCTTGTGTAAATACTTTTGCCATAAGCGCCTCCGGCAATCACTTTTCCGATACAACACGGCGGGAAGAATCAGTAATCTGTCGAACAATATCCCGGTGCTTGTTCAGCTCCCGCAGCGCGGCGCAGACTCGCTCCCACTTCTGAACATCACTTTTCGCCCTGCGCAGCGCCAGGTTTGCCCTGCGAAGGGACGGAAAAATCAGCTCATCTGCTTGCGTTTCGGTAAACGATGGCAACGGCTGCACAATGTCCGCCACAGTTTCTGTTTTAATTTCTTCCTGTGTTGCGGCTTCCCGGACTGGTAACGCAGCACCTGCTGGCTGAGGAAAGGCCTTACCATCACTTTCCGTTACCAGCGCGGCTTTCGGCTCTGCTGGTAAATTATCGCCCGGCATGCAGTAACGAAATTTACCGTTCTGATTAACGCGTGCCAGCCGCCCCGTTGCGGTTACCACCGCCAGCGTGGAAGCAACCTTGCGAGTACTGACACCGAACTTACCCGCCAGTTCCTCACACGTTTTAGCCCCATCCTGACCGATAAACTCAATCATCATGTCTGCGGTAACTTTTTGTTCGACCTCCCCGGTCAGCATATCCTGTGCTTCAGATTTTACTGGCCGCTCTTCGGTTACCCGGGATTCACCTTCGCCAGCCAGAAACCAGGTGTGACCAGTTTTATCAACGACGCCATTTCTTTTGAGTTCCCACAGCTCGTTGACAGCCTCTTCACGACTGATTCCAAGGCTGGCCGCCACTACCTGTGAAGAGGCTCTTTTCAGTGCTTTCAGTGCGTCAAATACGGTTTCCATTAATATTTCCTCCGACAAAATCGTTTCTCAGATTCAAATAAAACCAGCTGCCTTCCGGCGTTCGTATTCCTGTTTCAGCCGTTCAATTGGCGTTGGCCCTTGCGGGTGTTTCGCCCCTTCCAGTTGTCGTCGCACTGGCGGAACACTCATCCCGTTACCAACATGCTTTGCCCATTTCGTCAGTTGCCGTTCCGCAAGTCGTTTTAACTCACCCTGCGTCATCTGGCGCTCAATCCCTCTGGTACGCATTTCGAGGCAGATGTGGTACAGCACAGGCTGTGGCCACGGGTATTTATCACTCCCGTCGTATCGCCAGGATTCATTGCGCCAGCGCCGGTACTCTTCCATCACTGCATCCACCGTAAGACCAAATGGATTTGCCCCACTCTCCGAAATCAGTGCAACAAACTCAGCCAGGTCCGGGGGCCACGTTTCACCCGCCCGGCAGCGGTCCATGCACTGACGGCAGACCAGCCGGATTTGCTGTTCAGTCATCGCGCCAATCTGGGCAATCCAGAGCTTCGAAGGTGCGGCCCCGTTCTTCTGTGTCCAGCGGTTCGAATACACCTCCCCCATAAGCTCCCACAGCTTCCAGGCCGTTTCCGTTGCTGATAAATCCGTTGTCACGTTCCCACTGTTCGCGTGCTGCCCGGATTTCCTGAACTGCCCGTGATGCCGTGCCACCTGATGCTGCATGGCTTACCCCCTTGCTGACTGGTTTTACCTGTGCCCTGACGTGCTGCACGTGGCGGGCAAATTTCTGCTCCCACTGAACCTGCGTGAAAACCTTCCCCTCCGCCATCCAGTAATCCCGGAATGCGGCAAGCTCTGCAGGTGTAAATTCCGGCTCAGGCAGAGCCATACCCCACACTGCTGCCCGTTGTCGAAAATCCGACGACGGCTGCCAGACAGTAGTCATCGAAAATTTCCCGATCGGTTCGCTCAGGCCGTCCAGGTATTCAGGTTCGGCTGTCTGCAACGGCGCACCATGCGACTCACCGGTTGGAGCACTCTCGCGCATGCGCGCGTTATGTGTGGGGTTTAATTCTGTATCTGTATCTTTATCTGTCGTGACTTGTCGTGACTTGTCGTGACATGTGCGTGACATTTCGTGACGCGCCGTGACAATCGCCATTTTGTTCCCGCTTTCTTTCCCTCTCACGCTGCGCCCTCTTGCGCTCTGCCGGAGATTTTGCGGTTTGCGAAATATTGCCGTTGTCCTCTTTAAGCACCTGGCGTTTTTCCCATCCAGTGATTAAATCACCATCAAGTACCCGCCCCTGCATCGTCTGCAAAATTGAATCAATTACCTCTTCTGTCACGTCGAGCGCACTTGCCAAATCTTCTGTCGTGACATCAATGTGACCTCGCGTGACATTTCGTGACGCGCTCACCAGGAGGTGGATATACACTGCCATCACTGTTGCAATTGGCTGCCCTGACCCCCTGGCAATTGTTCGCCACTTAGGGTCATTTGGCATGTCATGCCATAATCTGAGCCAGGCGTTAGCCATACTCACCTCTTCTGATACCGAATCTTTTTACTCACGAGTTGCCGGAAGCGATTCGATATGGCTATTGTCAGTCAATGTACTGCCACAGCATTTCCTGCCGGGCCACCACGGTTCATCTGATTGAAACCGGCGATTGCCACTGCGACAAAATCATCAGCGTCTCTCACCAGTCGCTCCCGCGTCTCCACCAGCTCCCGAAAATAAGCTGAACTGTGGCTGCGCATTCTGGCCACCAGCAAAGGTGGCATTGCCTTTTCGATCGCTGGTAACAACGCCTGAATTTTTTCAACTGCATCAGGGGTGTCTTTCTCTACCCAGCGGAAAATTTTCTGGGTATTACGGGCCAGGGCTTCCGGATGGCTGTCGTCGTACAGTTCCGGGAACGTCATCCCCAGTTCGAAATAAGTCCGGGCTATTTCAGCTGCTGGAACTTTCTCACCGTCTGGATACGCCCAGGCATTCATTGCCATGCGGATGTGTTCATGCTTGATTTTCATGAATCACCCCCGCCTCTGGTTGTGTGTTAGCCTGATACTCGACAGGTAAGCCGTCGGTTGGGTTGGGATAAGTACTGCCATCAATCTCGTGCGGAGTTACTATCCAGCCTGTTGCTTCGCACCAGCGTAAAATTTTTTTCCCCGTAAGTTTCGCCCGTCCGGTAATGACATGGCTTACCATCCCTTGGGTTACCCCAACAATTTCAGCAAAATGCTTCTGAGTTATACCGGAATGATGCAAATATTCTCCAAGATTCATTGTTCACCTCATGTGATGTCATTACGATCATTAATAGCATTGTTATTTTTAAAAGTAAATAGCATCACTATTTCAAAGAGATTAATAATCTTATTAGAATTGAAGGTATGAAAAGAAAATCCCTGTCAGAGATCGACCTGCAAGCCGCCCAGAGACTGAAAGAAATCTGGACGGCGAAAAAAAATCAACTAGGGTTAACCCAAGAGCGTGCGGCAGAAATTCTGGGATTTTCGACACAGGGAGCTGTAAGCCATTATCTAAATGGTCAGACACCTTTAAATCTTGAGGCTGTTATCAAGTTCGCAGGGTTGCTGCAAGTTCCTCCCGAGTCAATCAGACCAGATATGGCCGAGTTGTTACAAATTGTAAGGATGTATCCCCAAGAATCTGGGGAGGACAATGTTGTCACTATATCTGCAGATATGGAACAATCGGAAAACGAACTTCCGTTTAATATAGACCCCATGGAGCGGGATTTGCTCCAGACGTTCAGGGCTTTCCCCAAAGAAGATAAAGAGAAAATGCTTAAGGAAATGAAGGAGAAAAAAGAATCAATTGAAGAAATCGTTGCGCGATGGCTAGCTGCGCAAAAGGGTCGTCGCGCCTAATCTGAGGAGGTAAAAACATGAGTACAGCCCTTTCCCCGATAATTTCTGAATTTGAAACAGTCGAACAAGAAAACAGCTATAACGAATGGTTGCGAACCAAAGTGGCAGCAAGCCTCTCAGATCCCCGTCCTGCAATTCCACATGACGAAGTAATGGCTGAAATGGAAAACCTTATTGCTCAATTAGCTGCAACGAACAGGAGTGAGTAATGCTGCCCATTTTATGGCTACCTTCTGCACGTGATGATTTACGTCAGATCGTAGCCTATATTGCTAAGGAAAACCCTCCCGCTGCACGTAGACTAAAAATACGCATTGAAACATCAGTTTTGTCACTTACTGAACACCCTTATCTGTACCCACCGAGCGAAAGAGTTCCAAGTCTTCGTGAGATAGTGACTCATCCTAACTACATAATACTTTACCGAGTAACAGCATCTAACATCGAGATCGTAAATGTAGTTCACTCACGAAGACAGTATCCAAACAAAACCTGTTAATCCTTCCTGTCAACAACCACCTTCGGGTGGTTTTTTTCTTGCCACGATAATAGCACTGCTATTTACATAATTAAATAGTAGTGGTATTGTTCATTCATCAACCCACCCCGCCCCACAGAACGCCAGGCAATACTTCGAGTTACCCGGCAGTGGTCAGGGGTTAAGTAGCCAGCCCGAGGCGTATGAACATGACGGCGGGAACACTTTATATAACAGCGCAGCAGTTTTTTAGTTCCGCTACCCCGGCGTTAAGGGGAAATGAGGTCAGCATGGATACTATCGATCTTGGCAACAATGAATCTCTGGTGTACGGCGTGTTTCCCAACCAGGACGGCACATTCACCGCGATGACGTATACCAAAAGCAAAACGTTTAAAACCGAAAATGGTGCCCGTCGCTGGCTGGAAAGAAACTCAGGTGAGTGATATGGATTTCGACACAATCATGGAAAAGGCTTACGAAGAATACTTCGAAGGCCTTGCCGAAGGCGAAGAAGCTCTCAGCTTCAGTGAGTTTAAACAGGCGCTTTCCAGCTCGGCAAAATCTAACGGCTGATAAGCGAAGCAGCACCGCGAGGAATCAGTATGCAGAAACGAGAACCCGTCATCATCTCGCCAGACTATACCGATGATGAACTTTATGAGTGGATGCGCCAGAAAATTAATGCAGCGCAGGATCTGAAATGGGCTAATGAAGCCAGGGCTAAGCAGGCTGAAAATCTGTCCGCTCTGGAGCAGGATATCACCAATCTGGAAAAAGCAGCGGCATTAAGCATTGCCAGAATGATTACATACCCGCGTTAATAGCTAACCAACGAAGCTAAGGTTGGTAATTAAGGAGTTCTCCACGGGTGAGGTGGAGTGCGTGCGCCGGACACGGGTGAGCATCCGGCACTGACAGTTTACTGAAAGGATATTTCCCTGAAAAGTCAGACCATAACGCGAAAGCGCACGGCGAGGTAGCTGGTTCATAGATAGCCTGTCGTTAAATTTTCGTCGACCGTGCGCTTCCGGTTGTGGCAATCCGCGAAATGGCGCGGCGGTAAGTATGGCGGGGTTATTCCTTCCCCCGTTGAGGACACCGGGTTGTCAGGTTGACCATACGCTTAAGTGACAACCCCGCTGCAACGCCCTCTGTTATCAATTTTCTGGTGACGTTTGGCGGTATCAGTTTTACTCCGTGACTGCTCTGCCGCCCTTTTTAAAGTGAATTTTGTGATGCGGTGAATGCGGCTAAGCGCACGCGGAACAGTTAAAACCAAAAACAGTGTTATGGGTGGATTCTCTGTATCCGGCGTTAATTGTTAACTGGTTAACGTCACCTGGAGGCACCAGGCACTGCATCACAAAATTCATTGTTGAGGACGCGATAATGGAAACGTTATTACCAAACGTTAATACGTCTGAAGGTTGTTTTGAAATTGGTGTCACTATCAGTAACCCTGTATTTACTGAAGATGCCATTAACAAGAGAAAACACGAACGGGAGTTATTAAATAAAATATGCATTCTTTCAATGCTGGCCCGTTTACGTCCGATACAAAAAGGATGCTGGCAATGAATACAGCATTTGCACTTGTTCTGACAGTTTTTCTTGTTTCCGGAGAGCCAGTTGATATTGCAGTCAGTGTTCACAGGACAATGCAGGAGTGTGTGACTGCAGCAACCGAACAGAAAATTCCCGGTAACTGTTACCCGGTCGATAAAGTTATTCACCAGGATAATAACGAAATCCCGGCAGGTCTTTAAAACAGTTCCGTAATAAACATCCGATTTCATTCTTATATGCCAGAAATAGCAGGGATTTGTTCACCCTTAAATCTGTAATGAGGTAAAACAAAATGAGTAAAGTCTTTATTTGCGCCGCCATTCCGGACGAACAGGCAATAAAGGAAGAAGGTGCAGTCGCTGTAGCCACTGCCATTGAAGCCGGTGATGAACGTCGCGCCCGCGCAAAATTTCACTGGCAATTCCTGGAACATTATCCGGCTGCTCAGGACTGCGCTTATAAATTTCTTGTTTGCGAGGATAAACCCGGTATACCCCGCCCTGCCCTCGATTCCTGGGATGCTGAATATATGCAGGAAAACCGCTGGGATGAGGAGTCTGCTTCCTTTGTCCCGGTTGAGACTGAATCAGATCCGATGAACGTCACTTTTGACAAGCTGGCCCCTGAAGTACAGAACGCTGTCATGGTTAAGTTCGACACATGTGAAAACATCACCGTTGATATGGTGATTAGCGCGCAGGAATTGTTGCAGGAAGACATGGCAACATTCGACGGACATATCGTTGAAGCGTTGATGAAAATGCCAGAAGTTAACGCCATGTATCCGGAGCTTAAGCTGCATGCCATCGGGTGGGTTAAGCATAAATGTAAGCCTGGTGCCAAATGGCCCGAAATTCAGGCAGAGATGCGCATCTGGAAAAAACGTCGCGAAGGTGAACGCAAGGAAACCGGAAAATACACGTCTGTTGTTGATCTCGCCCGCGCCAGAGCCAATCAACAGAACACTGAAAATTCAACAGGAAAAATCAGCCCGGTCATTGCTGCCACTCATCGCGAATACAAGCAGACATGGAAAACACTGGATGACGAACTGGCCTACGCTCTCTGGCCTGGTGATGTGGATGCCGGAAACATTGACGGCAGCATCCATCGCTGGGCAAAAAAAGAAGTTATCGACAACGACCGCGAAGACTGGAAGCGTATCTCGGCATCAATGCGCAAACAGCCTGATGCCCTTCGCTACGACCGCCAGACTATTTTTGGCCTTGTCCGTGAACGTCCGATCGACATTCACAAAGACCCTGTGGCACTGAACAAATACATTACTGAATACCTGACTACAAAGGGCGTGTTTGAAGATGAAGGAAGAAATCAGAGCGCAACTGATACTCTCTCGTCGCCAGTACCAGAAACTGATGCAGTGGAAACGGCAATTCCGGACAACGAAAAAACCGAATGCAAAGTGGAAGTCGAACCATCTGTAGAGCGTGAAGGGCCGTTCTACTTCCTCTTCACCGACAAGGATAGCGAAAAATACGGTCGCGCAAACAAACTTTCTGGTCTGGATAAGGCACTGGCTGCAGGGGCTACTGAAATCACGAAAGAAGAATATTTCGCCCGAAAAAATGGCACATACACAGGCTTACCGCAAAATGCAAATACCGCACAAAATTCTGAACAACCAGAACCGGTAAAAGTTACCGCTGACGAAGTAAAGAAAATTATGCAGGCAGCCAATATCAGCCAGCCTGACGCCAATCAGTTGCTCGCCGCATCACGTGGTGAATTTGTTGCAGGGATTAGCGACCCGAATGATCCGAAATGGGTGAAGGGGATTGAAACCCGCGATTCTGTGAACCAGAACCAGCAAGAAACGGAACAGAACGACCAGAAAGCGGAACAAAACAGCCCAAATACGCAACAAAACGAGCCAGAAACGAAACTACCTGAACCAGTAGTGCAACAGGAAGTGGAAAAAGTCTGCACCGCCTGCGGTCAGACCGGCGGCGGCAACTGCCCTGATTGTGGCGCGGTGATGGGCGACGCTACATACCAGGAAACATTCGATGAAGAGTATCAGGTTGAAGTTCAGGAAGATGATCCGGAGGAAATGGAAGGCGCTGAACATCCACACAAGGAGAACACTGGCGGCAATCAGCATCACGATAGCGATAATGAAACTGGCGAGACGGCAGATCACCCAATTAAGGTGAACGGTCATCAAGAAATCACATCCACCAGCAGGACGTGTGACCATCTAATGATCGACCTTGAAACCATGGGAAAAAATCCTGATGCCCCGATCATCTCAATAGGTGCAATATTTTTCGATCCGCAAACCGGAGATATGGGACCGGAATTTAGTAAGACTATCGATCTGGAAACTGCTGGCGGAGTCATTGATCGGGACACCATTAAATGGTGGCTTAAGCAATCACGCGAAGCGCAATCTGCCATTATGACCGATGAAATCCCGTTAGATGATGCACTGTTACAATTGCGGGAATTTATCGACGAAAACTCCGGTGAATTTTTTGTTCAGGTCTGGGGAAATGGAGCCAACTTCGACAACACGATTTTGCGCCGTTCATACGAACGGCAGGGGATCCCCTGCCCGTGGCGTTACTACAACGATCGCGATGTACGCACAATCGTTGAGCTGGGGAAAGCCATAGACTTCGATGCCAGAACGGCTATTCCATTCGAAGGTGAGCGCCATAATGCACTTGATGACGCCCGTTACCAGGCAAAATACGTTTCAGTTATCTGGCAAAAACTGATCCCGAGTCAGGCTGATTTTTAATGTTCAACCGCCGCCAGTTGTCGTTGATATTCTGCAACTGGCGCGTTCCGGAGTGATAGCCATGAGCGAACAGTACCTGATAACGCTCGACGAGTGGAAACCAAAACGGTTCAGTCTCCCAATAACAAACACTACCCTGGTGAAATACGGAAAACTAGGATACATCGTTCCAAGACCACAAAAAATTCGTGGGCGTTGGCTGATAGATCGCCGAGCAGTATTTGTTGGGCCTGGTGAAACGGGAATTGCGCCGGAAATTCATACTGGCGATGATGATGCACTGAAGGAGATTTTAACTCATGTCACCGAGGCCACGAAAAAACAGCACTGACGTAGCCGGTCTTTACGAAAAGTTTGATCGCAGAACTGGCAGAGTTTACTACCAGTATAAAAATCCTGTGACTGGAAAATTTCACGGACTCGGAACAGACAAAGGTAAGGCAGAAAAAATCGCTTCCACAGCCAATCAGCGAATAGCTGCAGCAGAAGCTGAATATTTCATGCGCAAAATTGATGAAAGTCCGTCAGCAACAAAACGTCGGGGTATCAGATTAAAGGCATGGGTTGATCGATATCTGAAAATACAGGACACGCGACTGAAAAATGGAGATATTGCAGCTACAACTCACAAAGAAAAAACTCGAATGGCTGCATACCTGGTTTCCCGTCTGGGAAACCACCCATTGAAAGAACTGGAAGTAAGAGACTTTGCATTAATACTGGATGAGTGGCTGGATAAAGACATGGTCAGCACAGCGAGAGTAAATCGTGGATTATGGGTTGATATTTATAAAGAAGCACAGCATGCAGGGGAAGTTCCTCCTGGATGGAATCCTCCGGAGGCTACCCGTAAACCGATCCCTAAAGTAACCAGAGCCAGGCTCACCATGGAAGACTGGCAAAAAATTTACAATGCAACGCCTGAAAAACACTTTATCCGTAACGCAATGCTTCTTGCGATTGTTACTGGTCAGCGCCGTGATGACATTTGCCACATGCGTTTTTCAGATGTGTGGAACGAACACTTGCATATCACCCAGGGAAAAACCGGAATGCGTCTGGCGTTACCGCTTACACTACGCTGTGATGCCATTGGGATAACGTTAAAAGAAGTTATTGATGGGTGCCGAGACAGAATATTAAGTCCATATCTAATCCATAGTCGGCACCAGAAACAACCGAAGCCGATGAGTAAAGACAACCTGAGCGACTACTTTGCCAAAGCACGGGATCTGGCTGGGATAATTCCACCAGCAGGAAAAACTCCGCCAACATTTCATGAACAACGCTCTCTATCAGAACGGCTGTACCGTGCACAGGGTATCGATACAAAAACATTACTAGGACATAAAGTCCAGGCAACCACCGATCGCTATAACGATACTCGAGGTCAGGAATGGGTTAAGTTGGTTATTTAA